TATCGATTATGGCGGGGTATCTGGGACAAGAGTGACAGTATGCGTAGCTCTGAGCGTTCACGGCTCATCTCCCCTGCAACTCAACAAGCTGTTGAATCCTCAGTAGCTGAGATTGAGGAAGCTACATTTGGTAGGGGTGAGTTCTTTGATATTCACGATGACCTACAAGACCCAGACAGCCGGGACGTTGAGTTCCTAAGAAAGCAACTAACAGAGGATATGCGGATAGCTCGTGTGCGCAGCTCTGTGTCTGAATGCCTAATCAATGCAGCTGTATTCGGTACGGGTATTGGTGAGCTAGTCTTGGAGGAAGTACCTGAGCTACGCCCTGCTACGCAACCACAGCCCGGTATGGAGGGTAACGTAACAGCTATTGGGGTTATGCGTAGTGATCGTATCTTGGTTAAGATAGACCCTATCATGCCTCAGAACTTCCTTATCGACCCCCTAGCCACCTGCATTGAGGATGCACTGGGTGTAGCTATTGATAAGATGGTTCCAGAACACGTTGTTAAGATGGGTATTGATGATGGCATCTATATGGATGTTGACTTCTCCTGTACTCAAAGCGACCCTGACCTAGAGGATGCTAGTCAAATCAATATGCCTAATGAATCTGGCATGGTACGCTTAACCAAGTACTACGGCCTAGTGCCGACTGATACATTGCGTGAGTCTTTCTTTGTCGATATGGATGATGAAGATGAACCAGTGGAAGTAGATGCCTTGGTAGATGATGAAGACACAAGCAGCTACACAGAAGTGATTGTAGTTATCGCCAATGGTGAGACTATACTCAAGGTTGAGAAGAACCCCTACATGAAGGGTGACCGCCCAGTAGTTGCATTCTCTTGGGACATTGTACCCTCACGCTTCTGGGGTCGTGGTATCTGTGAGAAAGCATACAACTCTCAGAAGGCTCTAGATACAGAGCTAAGAGCAAGGGTAGATGCCCTAGCCCTAACAGTACACCCTATGATGGCAGTGGACGCTAGCAGGATGCCACGAGGTGCTAAGTTAGATATACGTCCGGGTAAGACTATCCTGACTAACGGTAACCCAGCAGAGATACTACAACCATTTAACTTTGGTGCTATCAGTCAGGTTACGTTCTCACAGGCAGCACAGCTACAACAGATGGTACAGCAGTCTACAGGAGCTATAGACTCAGCTGGTATCCCTGCATCCATTAACGGAGAAGGGACGGCAGCTGGCATCTCAATGGGCCTGGGGGCTATCATCAAGCGTCACAAGCGCACGTTGATTAACTTCCAAGAGAACTTCCTAATCCCTATGATTGAGAAGTCAGCTTGTCGCTATATGCAGTTCGTACCAGAGCTGTACCCTGTCAAGGATTATAAGTTTGTTGTTACCTCTACCTTGGGTATCATTGCCCGTGAGTATGAAGTGACTCAGCTGGTACAGTTGTTACAGACTATGCCCCAAGGCTCACCAATGTACAACCAGCTTGTCCTAGCTGTTATTGACAGCATGGCCTTAGCTAACCGTGATGAGTTCAAGGCAACCATAGAACAGATGAACCAGCCTAATCCAGAAGAGCAAGAAGTGCAGAAGATGGCACAGCAACTCCAGATGGCTACAACTCAAGCCACCCTAGAGAACATCCAAGCACAGACAGCTGAAGTACGGTCACGCATTGAGCAGAACCTTGTTGAGACTAAGCTGCTACCTATTGAAGAGGAGACTAGACGTATCTCTGCAATGGCTAAGGTTATGCCCACTAAGGACTTTGAGCAAATGGTTGAGTTCGCTAAATTGAAGCTCTCTGAGAAAGAGCTAGATGTTAAGGAAGAAATGGTTAAACTACAGATGTCAAACACTAATAGATAACTTTGGGGAATGGGTATTGACGTACCTATTCCTTTATGTTATAATATAAGGGTAACTATGAATAAAGAACATCAAGACTACTACGAGAACTTCTTTGACTTGTTTGCTATGGCTGGTTGGAAGCAGCTTGTGGAGGATTTAGAAAACTCCGCAGGTGACATCAAGGTTAGGGACTTAGCTGATGCTAAAGCTCTATATATAGCCCAAGGCAAGTTAGACATCCTAGAACGGTTAGTATCATTCCAGGATAGAATCCGTAATAGCTACGACCAGATTGTATTAGAGGAAGCATTAGGCGATGACTAATCGTATTTATGAATTCTCTTGTACAGAGGGCCACATAACATCTAGGTACATTGATGAAGAAGTCAGAGTATCTAGCTGTAAGACTTGTGGTGAAGACAGTACCCGGATAACCTCTAGAGGCAACTTTGTCCTTAACAACACCTTTCCATCTGGTGATGCTAAGTGGCTTAGGCAGCATGAGAGCCGGGGTTTAAAGTAATACAACATTCCATAATACTTTTAAGTAAGTACGGAGATACACATTAAATGACTAGACTTATAGACCCACTTGAACAACAAGAAATCGACTTAGAAGAAAATGATGTACTGATTGACCTTGATGGTGATATTGATAACTCCGAAGCAAAGGGATCAGCTAAGGAAGCAGTAGAGCCAGAGCAAGAACCACAAGAAGTAAGCAACACCTTACCCGATAAGTACGCAGGTAAGTCTATGGAAGACGTTGTTACGATGCACCAAGAAGCTGAGAAGCTAGCTGGTCGTCAAGGTTCGGAGCTAGGTGAATTAAGAAAAGCTGTCGATGACTTACTCAAGACAAAGTTGAATGAGGCTAAAGCAGGAAATGAAGTAGTAGAAGATACGGGTGAAGAATTAGATTTTTTCAATGACCCCACTAATTCTGTTAACCGCGCAGTAGAGAACAGCGGTACAGTTAAGGAGATGAGAGAGCTTCTCAAGAAGCAAAGTCAGCAAGAAGTTATGCGGACACTCTCTACCGAACATCCAGACTACGTTGAAGTCATTCAAGACTCCAAGTTCGTAGATTGGATTAAGGCTTCAACTGTACGGACTGAGTTACTACAACGTGCTGACAGCTACGACCTAAATGCAGCCCGTGAACTCCTTGGTAATTGGAAGGAGATTAAGGGCATCATTGATAAGACGGAAAGCATCAATGAGCAAGATCGTAAGCAGCAGCGCAAAGCGGCCAGTACAGGTGGTAGAGGTTCTTCGGAACCAATGTCTAGAAAGATCTATCGACGCTCTGATCTAGTTAATTTAATGAAGACTAACCCTCAGAAGTATATGGACAATGTCGAAGAGTTTGACAGGGCGTATAAGGAGAAGAGGGTTAAGTAATCCAACTTAATCTTAAAGGTAATATATCATGGCACTAGGCACAGACCACGTCACCACTACCACCGCAGCAACTTTCATTCCAGAGATTTGGAGTGATGAGATTGTAGCGGCATACCAAAGCAACTTGGTTCTAGCGAACTTAGTTAATAAAATGTCACACGTTGGTAAGAAAGGCGATACTATTCATATCCCTAAACCAACTCGTGGCTCGGCAACTGCTAAAGGTGCTGGCGCACAGGTTACCCTGATCGCTGCTACTGAGACAGATGTTTCCATATCAATCAACAAGCACTACGAGTATTCACGCCTCATTGAAGACATTACAAATGTTCAAGCACAGCCTTCTCTGCGTCGTTTCTATACTCAAGATGCTGGTTACTCCCTTGCTAGACAAGTAGACAACGACCTGTTCCTATTGGGTAAGTCTCTTGGTGATAGTGATGGAGCCGATTGGGTTCACAGCAACTCCTTCTACGTTGACGCAGCTAACGGCCTAGCCGCTTATGCTATCGATACTGTAGCTGATACTGACCTCTTCACTGACCTTGGTTTCCGTGATGCGATTCAGCAACTGGATGATAATGATACCCCTATGGACGGACGTTTCATTGTAATCCCACCTGCTGCTCGTAACACTATCATGGGCATTGACCGTTATGTATCTTCTGACTTCACTGCTAACCGTGGTGTTCAGAATGGTAAGATTGGTGAGCTGTACGGTGTAGATGTTTATGTATCAAGCAACTGCCCCATCATTGAAACTGCTGGTGATAACACTGCTGGTGGTGACATTCGTGGAGCAATTTGTGGACACAAAGATGCCTTCGTACTTGCTGAACAGCTGGGTGTTCGTACTCAGACTCAATACAAGCAAGAGTACTTGGGTGATTTGATGACTGCTGACACTATCTATGGTGTTCAGGTTATTCGTCCTGAATCAGCTGTTGTAATTGCAATCCCAGGTTAATACCTGTAAGTAATAAAATGGGGAAAGCCTTAACGGGTGAGTACCCATTCCTACTTCCTTCCTTATACTAATACACAGGTGAATAGATGGCGATTTATAGAGGGGTTGGAGGATCAGGGGATGCTACTAACGCTGCTGCTGTAAACCAAATAGCTGAGTTTGCAACTGCCGCAGAAGCCGCTGCAGCTGCCGCCTTAGTATCAGAGAACGCCACTGCTGCTGACTTAGTACAAACAAACCTAGACCAGATCCAAACTACCTCTGATGCTGCTGCTACGGCTGCTGACTTAGTACAGACTAACTTAGATCAGATTCAGACTACTGCTGATGCTGCTGCTACTGCTGCCGATCGGGTACAAACTAATTTAGACCGGATAGCTACTGCTGCTGACCTAGTAGCTACCAATCAAGACACAATAGATACCGCAGCAGATGTTGTTGCTGCTGAAGATTCTAATTTAGAGGCGGGGGATTGGGCTAATCAGCTTGAGGACTCCCTAACTCGTACTTTTTCTAGTGGTATACCTACAGATCGTGCAGCTGGTAACTACTCAGCTTTACACTGGGCTGCTAAGGCTTCTTCTGATGCTACTGCTACTGCTGCTGATCTTGTGGCGACTAATCAAGATACTATTGACACTGCCGCAGACTTGGTGTTAACCAATGCTGACGTTGCAATCACACACGCAGATGTAGTCCTCACAAATGCAGACGCTGCGTCCACAGCAGCTGATGTAATCCTTACCAATGCAGACGTAGTAACAACTAACGCTGACGCTGCAACAACCACACAAGACGCTATAGACACTGCTGCTGATGCTGCGGCCACTGCTGCTGACTTAGTGCAAACCAATTTAGACCAGATAGCCACAACTGCTGATGCAGCTGCTACCGCTGCTGATGCTATCGCTACGGCTGCTGATAAGGTAGCTACCAACGCTGATGTTGTACTTACTAACGCAGACGTTGTACTTACTAACGCTGATGCTGCTGCTACGGCTGCCGCCTTAGATGAGTTCACAGATACATACCTAGGGGCTAAAGCATCAGACCCTACCTTAGATAATGATGGTAATGCCCTTATTGATGGTGCATTATACTTTGATACTACAAGCAATATCTTGAAGGTGTATGACTTAGGTAATACTGTTTGGGTTCAAATCTCTAACTATACTCACCCTGATCACACAGGCGATGTAACATCTACAGGGGACGGTGCAACGGTTATTGCTAATGACGCTGTAACTTATGCAAAGATGCAAAACATATCCGCTACAGCTAGAGTGCTTGGTAGGAACACGGTAGGGGCAGGTGATGCAGAAGAAATCACAGAGACTCAGTTCAAGACTTTATTCAATCTAGAGGTTGGCACTGACGTACAAGCATACGATGCTACAAACGTACTTGATGCCGATGTAACCTATGAGTTGCTCAACACTAATGGAGATGTGGGGACTACAGCAGGTACTCTTGCCATAGGAGACCACCTACACACAGGTGTGTATGAACCCGCTGATGCCACTATAGTTAAAGACGCTGACATAGGCGTAACTGTTCAGGGGTATACAGCAGTTCTTGCGGCAACTACAGCATCTTTCTTAACAGCAGATGAAACTAAGCTTGATGGCATTGAGGCTCTTGCTGACGTTACTGATACAGCGAACGTCACTGCTGCTGGCGCATTGATGGATAGTGAAGTTGATGCTGACATTAAAACATTAGTGCTTCCAGCTAGTACAACGATAAGTACCTTCGGTGCAAGCCTAATAGATGATGCGGCTGCTGTTAATGCAAGGGCTACTCTTGGGTTAACTATCGGTACAGACGTACAAGCATACGATGCAACTATTGTAGTAGATGCTGACATTGGCTCTACAGTACAAGCGTATGACGTTGATACAGCCAAGCTGGATGTAGTTCAATCCTTCACAGCAGAGCAAACATTCAAAGAGTATGCAGAGACTCAATACAGCCTTACAGGGACAGACATTGACCCAGCTAACGGAAGCCTTCAATACAAGACACTTAGTGCTAACACCACATTCACTGAATCAATGGCTGATGGGCAGAGCGTAACCCTGATGATTGACGATGGCACTGCTTACACAATTACATGGCCTACCACTACATGGGTAGGGGGTGCTGCCCCAACACTACCAACAACAGGATATGCCGTGATTGAGCTTTGGCAGATTAACGCAGTGCTGTACGGTCTGCACTCAGGTGATGCGTAATGTTTGCTGGACATAAGTTAAGAAGGGCTGGTGGGTTTGATCTGGACTTCGATTTCTTGAATAGATCAGGTGATACCACCGACCTATCTACATATACATTTGTAGGCCAGAACATGGGTCAAGAGCATCCATATAGAATGTGTGTAGTTGGAGTTACTTGCGGCTCAACAATTTTTAGGAGCATAAATTCGGTGACAATTGGCGGGGAGGCAACCACTCTTATTACTGCTGGCTCAGGGACTTCACCGACTGCTATTGCATATGTAAAAATACCAACAGGGGCTACTCTTGATGTAGTAGTAACATTGTCAGGTTACGTTCTCAACTGCCGAATCTTTAGCTACGCCTTTAACACTTACGCAACGTCTGCACTGGACTCTGGCACTGCAATCAACGCAACCGCTGCAACCGATTTAAGCGTAGCAAATATAGAATGTCAGGCCGGTGGTTGTGTGATTGCAGTCGTTCGTGCAGCAGCCTCTGGGGGTATTACAAGTTCATGGAATGGTACGGACACAGCTGTTCAAGATAATACCGGGGGATTGGAAGGAGGAGGAACATATTGGTGTGGCTCTGTCCTTACAACTGAAAACAGCACAACGAATGACTACACACTGACTTCAGGATCTGGCACTGGTATGTCTGCTGTAGCCTCTTTTGGATTCACAGCATAGGATTAAACAATGAATTACTGCAAACCAATAGATGCAAACACAGCAGAGAAGTACAACCTTCGTCAGTTGAAGGCTGACTTTCCTGATGTGTCCTTTCCGAAGAGAATCCTTGATGGCTCTTTGGATGAAGCTACGCTGAATGAAAGGGCAGCTGAGTACGGTGTATACCCTTACAACGTCCCTGCTGCCCCTGTGTTCGATGCAGCAGTAGAGGCAGTACAAGAGGGTGGTATTCTTAACAACGCAGGTGTATGGACACTACAGTGGCTTGTAGTACCCTTGACACAAGCAGAGCT